AAGAAGACCACCCGCACCACCGCCACCGCCTCCGCGACCTGCTCCATATCCATCAAGTCCCCCACCACCACCACCTGCTACAACTAGATAATCAACAGTACCATCTCCATTTGGTGTAAATGTTCCGCTGGAAGTAAAGGTGTGAATGGTATACGAGCCAGAGGTTGTAATTGTACCGCCTGTAGCCAGAAACTTCTGAGCCATAATACGCCAAGCACTGTTTATATAAACTTCTAATGCTCCAAGTGTACTATTGTATCCTTGTTGACCATTTACTGGACTAGCGGGCCTACCTCCCGTAGTCCATGTAGCTCCGACAATACCTGTTGATCCATTTATTATTACTGTCATATTGTATCCTTTAGACTATTACCCATCTATTCCCTGTAGGCACCGTAATTGTAACCCCCGTAGCGATAGTAACCGGGCCTACACTTAGTGCATTATTACCACTTGGTATTGAATAGGTTGTACCAATTGAGGCACTTTGAATAACTAACCCATTTGTAGTTACTATCTGTGGGACAGCAAAATCATCTGATAAAGCAGTACTAAGTTGTGCAGAAGTAAAAGAGCCTAGTACCGCTGCATTACCTACGCTAGTTATGTGCCCTGTCATATTAGCATTATTAGTTACTGAGCCCGCACTCCCTGTTGTATCCTGATTAAGGGTAGGAAACGTACAATTAGTTAGTGTGCCGGAAGCAGGTGTACCTAAAGCAGGGTTTACTAGAGTGGCACCTGTTGCAAATACCGCAGTTCCACTCCCTGTTTCGTCTGTTAGCGCAGCTTTTAATTGGGCAGAGGTAAATGATCCCAATACTGCTGCATTGCCACTACTGGTTATATGTCCAGTTAAATTAGCATTAGTAGTTACATTAGTTGCCAGGGTTGCGGTACCCGCATTTCCTGTGATAGTAGTTTGATCGCCTGTGTTAGTACCAGTAATAGCATTTAACTTTGTCTTATCTGCTGCTGACATTGACCCAGGAATAGAAGCTGTTGCAGCTGCTATACTTATTGTTGGTGATGTACCACCACTCGTAGCTACAGGAGCTGTTACTGATATAGTAGTTACTCCTGCATTATCACCAGTATTAGTTCCACTAGCATTACCAAGTATTGCTAAGCCAGCATCAGTCACATATCGCTTATCTGTTGAAGCTGCTACATTAGCAGTAGTGAGGGTTACTGATCCCGTATTACCATTTACAGAAAGTACCACATCAGTAGGAGTTAGTAACTCTGACCAATTAGAGAGGGAAGTAGCTGGAGACACTCTGAGAACAAATGATTTACTTAAGTCACTTCTTATTGCAATATCTCCTACCTCAGCAGTAAGAGCTAGCTGAGCAGCTTGATTCGCTGCTACAGTAGTATTTGTAATAGCAAGAGCTGGGAGTTGAGAAGTAGGTATTTTACTATCAGAACCAAGGCTTGCATAACCAGAAGCAGCGCCCTTATTAGCGACATTCTCTGTAGTATAAGCAATGGTATCTTGCTTTGATCCAAACGTCGCACCTGTGGCACGCATCTCGCAAGCAGTGTCTACAGCCCAAGTTGCAGCAGAAGTACCTTCCTGTGCACGCACAATGGTTACAGTATTACTACTACGCGCTGTTACCTTAAGGATTTCCCAGGTATCTTCTTTACCACTAGCATTCTTACTGAATAATGTGAGTAAGAAGTAATCCCCACCTGTAGGTGATGGCATTGATGAAGCATCATCTAATACCAAAGATGTAGCCGAAGCATTAATCCCTGTGGCTACTTCGGTTACTATATTATTTGCGAAGAGTTGAGTCATAATTAGATCTCTTTAATTTTAAAAAATATCTCATCTTGAAATATACGACCATCAGCAGTAGTAACAGTTGTTGTTACCTTATACTTAATACCCGTAGTACCACCTTCAGCCCAAAATTTTATTTTCGGGTCATAAGTAGCTATGTTATCTATGGTTAAACCTGCTGGGTCTGCCACTACAGTAACAGATTCCACATTATCGCCTGTTGTAAGCGCAGTGGTGTAATCTATAGTATAAGAAAATCTTTCAGCGGGTTGTTTACTTACCGTTCCTAACTTCATGCGACTCTCCTAAAGACAACATCTGCCGGTCTAACAAAATCAACAACATTAGCTTCTCGCGTAAAGTATCTCCATGCTGGATCCAAAACTGTAGGATTTGCAATAGAGCCGACAGAGAGGCTCATATCACTAAATATATCAGCAGTTGCAAGTCGCATAATAACTGCGTATGGTTGCATTTCTGCACTATTCGCTACGGTAGCAGTTGGTATTAATATGCGAGTAGCTGTAGCCGCTATTACAGATCCAGGAGAATCTATAAGGACTGTAGCAAAGGTTGTGCGAACACTAGTATCAATGATACTTGCTATTGCTGTTGCAGCGGCAACTCCGAGTTGTAGCCGATTACCAGTTCCTACAATAGAGGCATTCCCTGTTAGTGCAGCAAAGCCTAATACCACAGGTGTCCCACCACTGGCATTAAAACTTGCACTATTAAAGGCAGAGAAATTCATCTATTAAGCAATCGTAAGTACAATAGCTCCCGTACCAAATGAAAGTACATCACTTGGCAGCAGTGTTTTAGAACTTACTAGCGGAGAGTGGTATAACAAATTACCATTCGTAGCCGCATCGTATATTCCTAGATGTGTAACGACTACCGAACCAGATCCGTTATTACCTGGATATGTAATTGGTTTAGCATTACTAGTAACTCCATTAGTAGGAGCAACCCAACCAGTCGCTATTGCAGCACCCACTGCAGCATCCTTGCGCACATAAGCAGGAAAAGCTGAGGTTGTTACTTCATTTGAAGTTACATTCGCGTCAGTTGGATCAGCAGTAAAGAGTGCAACGTAGATACCTGTAGGTACAGGGAAAGCGACCCCACGTAATGTAGTCGCTATAATATTGGCTTCAGTATAATCAGAAAACTTACTCATGGTGGTCCCTCTAGATTGTTAAAAATAAAAACGACAATTGTCGTAAATTACCCAATCAGCTGGAAGTTCCTTAAGAGTAGACATCCATATTGATGGTTCTCATTGTACCAGACTCAACTGAATAATTAGGTAATTATACAAGTAATTTAGGTAACACTGTTTATTCATACTGGAGTAGCAGGCCAAATGACTTTATTAGGGAACCCAGTTTGAACAGTAATATCTCGTAATGTTTGTCGGTAAGTAACCCACTTTTTAGAAGTAGTTACATCCGGGAGCTGTGTCCAATCACTATTAGCTAATAATTTATTTCGTTTGAACACTATAGCCTTTGCCTGTAGATCAGCTTTTAGTACCCATTTCCTATCTTCCCATATATGTGCACTATCTGGTTGCTCAGGTTTTACGCCTACTTTACCATTAGCTGTAATAAAATAGCCTGAGAGTGATTCAACAGAAGCATCTACCAAGTGTTTCCCTTTAGGATGGAGAGCTAAATTAGCTTTAATTTCCTCTTCATTTAACTTCCTAGCTGTACTTACTAAGATATCTCCATTCTTAGGATCATAGATAATCATTTTTTCACCGTTAGAATAAGGGTTTTCCAATCCGACATAGTATGTGTATTTTGGATTGCAGTAGAAGTATAGGAAATAGTTATAGCACTACTCCCTGGGGAAGGTAAGTAATGCATAAAAGGAAACGCAAGGGACATGAGAGTATCGCCACCACTTGTTACTGCACGAAACCTTTGTGTGACAACTGTAGTTCCATCTATATTAAGCATTACATTTGCATCTGGATCAGGGGATCCAGTGAATTGCATAGTTGATATAAGTATAGCAGGGTGTCCACCAAAATTATGACTAAAAGAATTACCAAGATACACTGTAGGTACCGTTACTGCATTATTTGCAATTTGTAGTGTATCTACAGCTAAGCTACCAATCTTACCTGCAGTAACTGCAAGAGCCCCAATCTTCGCAGAGGTAACTGCAAGATCATCAATTTTAGCTATAGTAACTGCAAGGTCATCAATACTGGCTGTCTCTACTTTAAGGTATGCAGCCTGAACTTTCTCATTTGCTACAATAAGACTACCGGATGTATTTTTTAATTTGGTAAAAGTTAATTCATTAATTACTGCTTGATCAATAAAAGTTTCAGAACCTACAACTATAAAGGGCTTACGCTTATTAGCAGCAGTAGTACCTATCCAGAATTTAGATACATCGAAGCCTGCTTCTACACTAGCACCAGTATTATAGATACCAAAGCCACCAACTAAACCATTAGCAGTAACAGTGGTTGAGTATAAAGCTCCTATAGCTCCAGTAGTAGTAATGTTAGCTGTTAAGCTAGTTTGCACTGTAGCAATACTACTATTAAGAGTAGCTTGCGCTGTGACAACACTAGCAGCTATCACTGTATCTGCAGTGGCACGCACATTAAGTTCAGTAGCAATTGCCGCAGTATTAAGGTTAGCACTAACACCAACAAGATCAATAGAGGTAACTAAGGCAGCATCTGCAGTAATCCTAGCAGTATCCTGTGTTTGTACAAAAGTGTTAAGTGTATTGGTTGCTGATTGAACTGAAGTTAAAAACGTATTAATAGCAGCGCTATCCGCAGTTCTAGCTGTTGTCTCTGTACTAAGCGCTGTACTTAATGTAGCTATACTACTAACTTGTCCACTTAAGACACTACCAAGAAATCCTGATTCAATTTCCCCTGTTAAAGCAGTAGTAACATCAGTAAGAAGTGGTCGAGCAATTGCAGATGCTGGACCAATGGCAGCACCCACAGTACCGTTAACTGAAATGATATAAATCCAGTAGTAATATGTAGATGGAAAATCAGTCTTATCGTAGTATCTATTCCCACCTACCACTGCAATTTGCGGTGCTACAGCAAGCACATTTGTGGTAGCCCTGTAGAGCAATATGTGAGAAACTGCATGAGGGTAAGTTGTAGGATATGTCCAGGAAACTTCAATGCCTCCGAAAGCTGGAGACGCAGTAAGAATCACATTGTTATCTGGATCTCCGGGTACAGGCCCTGACCATTCGCCGGTACCACAGCTGCCGTGTGAAGACATTAAAGAACCCCCTAGATTAAAAAGTTATTACTATATTTTACATGCCATTAACAAGCAGTATACCCTTTTTCTCTTCATAGCGCTTTCCAAGCGCTGTTCCAAACTTTTATAGGAAACATTATGCCTAAAAATATTATTGATAGTCACATTAATGTACTAGACCATGGTTTAGTTCGTCTTGTAGATTCAATGGGCTCTGATCTAAGTGTAGTCAGGTCTGCTCGAGTCTCTTACGATGCTGAATGGCGTAGTGGAGAAGACTCTGACAAGGATGCTAAGCTATTAAACTATCTAATTAAAAATAAGCATACTAGCCCATTTGAAGCCTGCACCTTTACCTTTGAAGTAAAGGCACCTATCTTTGTGCTTCGCCAATGGCATCGTCATCGTACATGGAGCTTCAATGAAATTTCAGCTCGTTATGCTGAACTTCCAGAGGAATACTATATTCCAGCTAAAGAGGACATTACAACTCAATCATCTTCTAATAAGCAAATGAGAACTAAGGATGTAAATCCAAACGCAATATTCCACCAAGAATCAATAAGGAATGCTAATAAAGCCTCTTTTGTAGCCTATAAGAAAATGTTAGCTAATGATGTGCCTCGTGAGCTAGCTCGTTCTGTACTACCTCTAGGTACTTACAGCCACATGTTTGCTACTGTTGATCTACATAACCTAATGCATTTCCTTAACCTTAGACTACATGAGCATTCACAATATGAGATACGAGTCTACGCTGAGGCCATGCTACAACTAATTGAACCTATTGTACCAATATGTACAGCAGCGTTTAAGAAGCACATTCTTTAGGATATATTATGCCCTCTAAATACTCTAACGTATCAGATGTACCTTTAGCTTTAGCTGTATTCCTCGCATCAGATACTTATGATCACAACAGCGATCCAAACACCATTAGTGCTACCACGCTATTAAAACCACTGCGCCAGATCATCCTACCGCTTCGTATACCGCCCGGAGAGGGCCTAGTTAATCTTTCTGATATGATGGCTAGCCGTATGGGTACAGCGATCCATGACGGCATCGAGAAAGCTTGGATGACTAATTACCCAGCAGCAATGGAAGCGATGGGGCTACCTAAGAAAGTCATCGAGCGTATCGTTATTAATCCTACCGAGAGACCAGACCAACTAAGTCCTGATGTAATTCCTATCTATCTGGAGCAGCGTCTAACACGCAAGTTGGGTACATGGACTATTACTGGACAATTCGATTTTATTAGCGAAGGTAAAGTACAGGATTTCAAATCAACTGGTGTCTGGACTTACAAGAAACAAGCTAATACCTCTAAGTATATTGAGCAAGGTAGTATTTATCGTTGGCTTGATCCAGAACTTATTACCGCAAACGATATGGACATTCACTATATCTTTACTGATTGGAAAGCAATGATGGCTAAGAATGATCCTACCTACCCACCAAAGAGGTTTCACACACAGAGCTTACAGCTTATGCCATTAGAAGAAACTAATAATTTTATTAGAAATAAGCTAGAGCTAATTAAGAAGTACTTAACTGCTGCAGAGACAGATATCCCACTTTGTAATGATATTGAGCTATGGCGTAGTACTCCACAGTTTAAATATTATAAAAATGGAAACATCAATTCTAGCCGTAGCACAAAGAATTTCACCACAAATAGCGATGCCGTACTTCATATGGCTACTAAGGGTGGAAATGTAGGCGCAATTAAAGAAGTCCCGGGGACAGTCACTGCTTGTAAGTACTGTCCAGCATTCGCAATATGTACCCAGAAAGATGCACTCATTGAGAGTGGCGATCTTCTCATGGGTTAAGCCAACAATAAGGAGTAACTATGCTGCAGATAGATCAGATGGAGTATCACAAGACAGCTGAAGACGTAGTGGGGATCTTACGAGACCACACACAAAGAGATGATTCATTATTCTTTCGTCTACTAGTAGGCTATTATTTTAGTCTAGCTGCATCTCAGATGCGCTGTACGATTGATTCCCCTGACCGTGGAGAGATCCCTATTAATATGTACGTACTTAACTTAGCCCCAAGTGGTTATGGTAAGACAATGGGTACGAATATGATGGAAGAGCAGGTACTTAACCAGTTCCGTCATCGTTTCTTAGATGAAACATTTCCTATATTAGCAGAGGACAACCTACCCAAATTAGCACTTAAACGGGCTAACCGTAAGAGTACCGATCCAGATGAGGAGATGCTACGAGTCGAAAAAGAATTTGAGCGTCTAGGCACTCCAGCGTTTTCTTTTGATTCAGGCACAGCACCAGCTGTTAAACAGATGCGCCATATGCTTCTAATGGCTAATGCTGGATCTATGAATCTTATTATGGATGAAGTTGGGGCCAACTTAGCTGCTAACACAGAGGTATTTGATACATTTATTGAGTTATTTGACAAAGGGACAATCAAGCAGAAGTTAATTAAGAATACCTCTGACAATATTCGCAATGAAGAAATCATTGGTAACACGCCTGCTAACTTATTAATGTTCGGAGTACCAAATAGATTATTCGACGGCGCTAAAACTGAAGAAGCTTTAATGACAATGCTTAACCAAGGTTACGCTAGACGTTGTTTCTTTGGATATATACGTAATTCAAGCAGGAAAGCTAACCGTACTGCAGAACAAATGTATATAGATCGTACAAACAATAACAACCAAGCACTACTGGATGCATTAGAAGATCGGTTAGATAACCTAGCTGACATAATTAACGCTAATAAGAAGCTTACAATGAGTAAGGCTACCTGTATTACGCTTAATGAATATCAGTTGTACTGTGAGAAGCGTGCTGACAAACTACCGGACCACCTAGAAGTACAGAAGAGGGAGATGTCAGAGCGTAACTTTAAAGTATTAAAGCTTGCTGGAGCATATGCATTCATTGATGACTCTCCAGAAGTAACTGAAACTCACATCTACAATGCTATTAAGCTAGCCGAAGACTCAGGTGAGGCGTTTACGTTACTCCTAACTAGAGATAAGCCTTGGGTAAAGCTAGCTAAGTACATTGCTTCAGTTGGTAATGATGTTACACAGGCAGACTTAGCTGAAGACTTACCTTTCTATAAGGGTGGTGCAAGCTATAAAAGTGAACTTATGACCCTAGCTACTGCTTACGGGTATAAAAACAATATCATTATCAAGAAATCATTCTCAGAAGGTATAGAATTTTTACGTGGTGAAACACTAAAGGAGACTAACCTATCCAAAATGGTAATTGCGTACAGCCAAGATATGACCACAGACTACCTGAACGAACATGTACCTTTTGATAAATTACATCAAGTAGCTCAAGCATCAGGGATGCATTGGACAGCTCACCATTTAAACAATGGGTATCGTAATGAGGAAAATGTGATACCTGGCTTTAACTTAGTAGTGCTTGATATAGATCATGGAGTCAATATTGAGACAGCAAAGTTATTACTAGAAAAGTATAAATACCTACTGTATACGACAAAACGCCATACAAAACAGGAGCATCGCTTCCGTATTGTATTGCCTCTGAATTATGAACTGACCCTTGATGGTAAAGACTTTAAAGAGTTTATGCACAATATATATGAGTGGCTACCTTTTGAAGTAGATACTGCTACTAATCAACGGGCACGTAAGTGGTTAGCACACCCTAAACAGTATGAATACAATGATGGAGAACTCCTCGATGTCTTATCCTTCATACCGAAAACCAGTAAAAATGAGGAACGTAAGATCTTATTAAATTCGCAACACTCTATGGATAACTTAGAGCGCTGGGTAATTAATAATATTGGTGATGGCAATCGCAATAACCTTCTCCTGAGATATGCACTATTACTACTTGATAGTGGTTTTGATTTTGAAGGTATACGTCAGCGTGTTTTAGCTCTTAATGACAAGATCCCTGATAAATTGGAAGAAGCTGAAGTAATGAGCACTATTCTAATTACAGTTGCTAAGAATATTGCTAAGAAATAAGCGTGCCTCCGCACGTTTTTATAAATTTAATATATAAGGAAACCTATGAGTACTGTTAATGATCATCTAGTCTTAATAGTGGGTAAGAGCGCTGCAGGTAAATCTGCATCCCTCATGAATATGCCTAACCCTGCAGGAGTATTTTATGCAAACTGTGAAGCAGGTAAACGATTACCTTTTAAAGCTGGCTTTGAGCAACATACAATTACAGACCCGCTTCAGATGTATGAGGTATTTAACCGTGCAGAGACTAAGCCAAAGACCCATACGATTGTAATAGATAGTCTTACATACCTTCTTGATATGTATGAGACGAATTACATTGTAGATTCTGCTAATGGAATGAAAGCTTGGGGAGATTTCGCTCAGTACTTTAAGAGACTAATGCAGCAGTATGTTGCTGTATCAACTAAGCGTGTAATCTTCACTGCACATACCTTAGATACTCTTAATGAAGGTGAGATGTTAATGGAGACTAAGGTCCCTGTTAAGGGTTCTCTGAAGAATAATGGAATTGAATCTTGGTTCAGTGTAGTTATTGCAGCTAAGAAAGTTAATCTAAAGCAGTTAAAAGATTATGCATCACCATTACTAACCATTACACCGGAAGAAGAAGCCCTAGGCTTTAAGTATGTCTTCCAAACAAAGATTACTAAAGAGACAGTAAACGAGAGGATACGTAGTCCACTTGGCTTATTTGATACTAAAGAAACATTCATTGATAACAATATTCAATTAGTGTTAGATCGACTTGAGGAATATTACAAGTAATTACCGCAGTAGATTCACTTTTTTAAATTTTATAGGAAACAAAATTATTATGTCATTATTTAAAAATCAAACCACATCACCTGATATTGCTGATGAAAATGATGTTATCAGTACATATGCTCCACTAGAGTCTGGTGCTTATAGCGCTACCATTACTCTTGCTTATGGCATGACCACTGCATCAGGTGCTACAGGTCTAGTCTTACAGGCTAGTACTCCTAATGGTCAAGAGTTTAAACAAACTCTTTATACAGCTTCTGGAAATGCAAAAGGTAATAAAAATTATTACCAGAGCAAGTCTGGTGAGAAAGTCTATCTACCTGACTTCTTGAAAGCACAGTCACTATCACTACTAGCTTGTGGCAAACAGTTACATGAACTAGAACCTGAAACTAAAGTAGTAAATGTATACAACAATACTGCTAAGGCTGATGTACCAACTAAAGTAGAGATGCTTGTTGAACTATTAGGCAAGGATGTTAAGCTTGGTCTAGTTAAACAAAAACTTAATAAACATGTTAAGAATAGTGCTGGCACTTACGTAAACGATCCATCAGGTGCTTTCTACGAAAAGACTGAGATTAATAAAGTATTTCGTGCCTCAGATAACATGACTGTTACAGAAGTGCGGGCTAAAGCAGAGAATGCTACTACCATCGACAATTGGGAAAAGAAATGGGCCGGTAAGACCCAAGATAAATTTGTTCCAGTAGATGGTACCTCAGGTACTCCTACAGCAGCTGTAACTCCTATAGCTAGTAGAAAACCTACGGCTAGCCTATTCACAGACGAATAAGGATAACACTGATGAGCGAAGAAGAAAAAGTAGAGGCACCTAATGAGATTGTCCAGATAGATGATATACATCAAATGGTAGTTATCTTAACTAAGTGGCATGAGAAGAAAGTAGCAACTCTAGAGCATATGAGAGAAATTCCTGAAGGTACTGTCATGGTAGTTGATGACGATACTAAGATTACTATGAAAGGTAAATTTCTTGATGGCTTTAAGGCAGGTATCCAACTAAGTTTAATCGAGTTAGGTACTTTACCCTTTGCTGTTGAAAACTCAGCTACTGAGGCTACTGATGCCCCTACTAAAGAATAAACTTAAAGTAATTGGTATTGATCCATCACTCCGTAACTGGGGCTTGGCTACTGCAACTTTAGATCTGGTAACTAAAAAACTAACTCTCGATAAGCTTTCTGTTGTGAACCCTGTTCTCCCTTCGGGAAAACGGGTTCGTCAGAATAGTCTTGATCTTGAATCAGCGTTCCAGCTCTATAAAGAAACAGTTATTGCTACTAAAGGAGCCAATGCAGTATTTATCGAAGTGCCCGTTGGGTCACAATCAGCCCGTGCTATGGCATCCTATGGTATCTGTGTAGGGGTCTTAGGCGCACTGAGAGCGAATGGGATACCTTTCTTTGAGGTAACACCTACTGAGGTTAAACTAGCAGGTCCAGGGATGAAAACTGCCACTAAGAAGCAGATGATCTCTTGGGCTTTGCATCAACACCCAGAAGGTAACTGGCCTACATATACTCAACATAATAAGATATTAGTTAGTGAAGCTAAAGCCGAACATATGGCTGATGCAGTAGCTAGTATATATGCAGGTATGGCTGGTAATTCTTTTCAACAATTGTTGGCTATAATGCCAACACAATCTTAAGGATAGAAATGATAATTAACTTACAACAAAAAGAAGTTGCTGGAGCCCTACACCTATACCTTGTAAAGCAAGGCTTTAATCTACAAAATAAAACAGTAGATATTAAGTTTAGCTCTACACGTAAAGACTCCGGAGTACTGGCTACAATTAGTATTGAAGAAGCTGGTGCAGCTACACCAATAAAGTCAAGTCCTCAGCCAACACCTAAAGCAGAACCTGAAGTAGGAAAGACTACTAGTATCTTTACATAAGTAGACCATTATGCAAATACTAAAATATATTGGTTATTTCATACTTGCTGCTGTAGTATTCGTCATAGCAGCTGCTGTTAATATGGTTGCAATAACCGTAGGCAGTGCGCTTGGCTGGTTAGTTACTATATTTGTATTACTAGTAGTTATTGGTGAAGGTATTAAATCAGGCTACGAAAGTAACCAAGATAAGTAAGCTATGCGATCATGCCATATGAAGGGCGGTTGGTTAAGGGACGAGCCAAGTGCTATGTAGTATGGTGTGATGCCGGATAACGTAACCGGTACTCTATTCTTTGTACATCTCAACTAGGTATTGATGTAATGAATGTGCAAGACCATCAATCAATATCTCATCATGATTGTCTGACCTACCCGTAGAATAAAACAAAGTATGTAACAATTCATGGCAGAACGTCTGTTCCATGACTTTCTTATTAGCATTCTTTTCAATTAATATTGTAGCATTCCGAAAATCTGATTGTCCCATTCTATCAGGCAAATCCTCCACTATCTTGACCTTCCAAGTAATTGCGCCTAATGTGAATTCCTTTGGGATCTTCATATCATTTTAATATCGCAAGAGCACCTGCCATAGCAGGTATAGTTTGCACTGCATCAGGATATCTAAAGATGCCTGAACCAAGAGGGATATTGCCTGCATGCGCGAACATAGAACTTTCTATGATATGAGGTGGCAGAATGTCTAGATAATTTTGCATCATTAATAGCGAAAGTGCTCGTCCAGGGTTTCCTTTAACTACCCTTAGCAATTCACTTTGTATATATAAGAAATACTTAGTAAATAAAGTAAGCCCCATATCATCACTGTATTGTAGCCAACGATGTAATGGAATATCGTAATTTACAAAAGATCTGCTAGCATGTCGAATAGCCTCTTCATGGGATAGTCTATTTTTTGTACGCGTAGTCTGATGTTGATATAAGGCATATCGAGATGTAAAATCTGACATCTGTGTAAGATGTGCCAGCCCTTGGTACATTTTACTATCTCTAGTCATATATGCTGCACGGAGAACTTTTACCATTCCATCAGGTAGTTTATCAAGCTGTTTCTCAACTTTCTTTGTAAGTACACTTTTGAAAGAGTACTTATCTTCAGTCATATCTAAATCTTCTACAATTGTTGGCATTAGACCAGCATTTATTAGTGGAGTTACTGGATTACGTTTAATAGAATCCTCTAGTTCAGTCATACGTTGGGTAATACGGTTTTGATTACCTTTGGTATAGTTTGCTGTTAATGAAATACGTAGACTATTTAACTCATTAAGATCTTTCTTATGTTGAGTGGCAGAGTTATACGCTACTATGGTGTACTTAACAGCATCCGCCATAGGCACCCCTTGCAAATATAACATTGAGATATTACTAGTCATATTACCTAATAATACGATACCACTTTTTACAACTATTATATCCTTTACTTCAGTAACTACACCTTGCCACATATTCTCACCTCTAGATACTAAGTATGCTGCACCCTTAGCATAGTCTTTAGCTTCATCTTCAGTATGGCCTCGCAATCTATGGTTTGTACGTAACATTCCCTCTATTACAGCAATAACAAGTTTCTCTACTTTAGTAATTTCCTCTAAATCCTGTAAATTAGTAGGAAGATTTTTAGCCTTTCTAATCATACGTTCATCATTTGCCCGTCTGAACATATCACCCATTCCCACTTTTGGGTATCCAAATAATATATCTACCGAATCTCTACGAATCATTACCCCATTACGATCCCAAATTTCTTTAACATCCTTCTTTGTCTGGGTAGGAAGCCTATCCCAAATAGCCTTTAATTCTGGATCAGAACTATCCTCTCCAACTAATAGATATGATTTACCCCTAGTAATATACTCTAGTTCATACTGTTCTCGCATAATTTTGATGGCTACCTTGTTCTGCTCTATAGTACTTTTCTTACCCATAATAGAACCCGCTAATTCTCCTAATACTGACTCATAGTTATTATCGCGTTCTAGTAAAGTATTCCTAGTCCTTGTAGTCATTAAGTATCTCATTCCTACTATGTCACCCTTATCACTATAGATAGGTGCTGCATAATTTTCTTTCACTTTAGTTGGATTAAAGTTTGCTGAAGGTTTTATTCTGTTCCTGTTACGGTGTTTCATAATATGGTTATGTATAGCCAAATTAGATTGTCCAGCTACTGTATTTGGCAACATATAATTATCATAGACTGAGGTACCCTTACTCTTAAGACTACCGAACCCGACAGCAGAAGTTAAGTATGGCGGCATACCACCATCTAAAAGTGTATAAAGGTATTTAGGTTCTTGATTTGGATCGCCTGGGTCAATTGGTACTGGTAAACTACTCTTAACATACCTCTGATTAATAAGCTCTTTGCCTTCTGCCTCAGTTGCTGTCTCTACTTTTATACGATAGTTATAAATTTCTGGCACATATCCATGCACCATTTTTACTGGGTTACCATCAAATTCTTCAATTAATGCCTGATCTTCTAATGCTTTATGTAAACCAAGAGCTAATTCAATACCATTACCCTCTTCTACAGATCGGGCATTTTCTGTTTGCATAAGTTTTTTAATTTCTGCTGACTGCTTTCTTGTTGTATCTCCGCCTTCTAAGTAAAATAATGCATACAATGTGATCAATGATTTGATAGTTTTATCAGCTCGTTTTAGCTGTGATTCATTAAGAGGATCTACATTCCTATTAACACCAAAACGCCTAGTTATTTGGTAAGCATTGTGTTTAAACTCCTGAACCTTAGTTTCTCCCCCTATTCTACTAAAACCTAGTGCATTTGCATTTTCAATAAATTCTGCTTTAAGTGCTCCAAACTGATCTAGAGTGTCTTCAAGTTTTT